AAAAGTGAATCCAAGACTAGGACTTCTTGAGCGACACAATCAAGTCCTTCGACAATTGGCAATCGTTGAAAAATATCTTCCGGCCGCCAGACAAGCTACATCTCAGCCGGCCGCTGTTGCCCCAAAACAATCGTTCCTAGACGCCGCATCACGCAGGAATGGCACAAATCGTTTGTCTGAATACCAAGGTGCAGCATTAAACTCCGTCGCTCCGCAGATCCCACGGGGGAAATCGGGCTTTCCAAGTCTCGCCGGAATAATCGAGCAAAGCAACTCGCTGACTGGCAATTGATTCACTTGATTCAAAATCCTGTTTCTCACGCTAAAGGCGAATTATTATGCCTACGTTTCTCGCGGCTGATGCTGAAGCTCATGTAAACGTGATCCGCGCTGCGGCACCGCAGTACATGAGCGGATTTGCTGACTTGACTCAACGATCACATATCCTGTTCGCCCTCATGACCGAGCAGGGCATGATGGAATACAACGCGACTGCCGCCTCTACAATCTACCAGATTCAGGTTCGTGAGCCTGAAGTTCGCACATCGAACGACTCGACCCGCAAGGTGTTCCAGAACAGCAACGTCTTGGAGCAGTGTCAAGTTGGTGTTCGGTGGTATGAAGCGACTGACCTGCTGACCGAAATTCAGTGGAAGCTGAACCAAGGAAAAACTTCGCTCGTCAATCTGTACGACACGAAGATGAAGAATCTCGGCACAGCTATGGCTCGCCGTCTTCAGGAGTGGGCGTACCGTGATGGAAATGTTGCTCCGTACACCGATGGCTTCCAAGGCTTCGAGTCGTGTCTTGCCGAAGGGACTGTTGCCGCTGGCGACAAGATTGCTCAACCAAGTGATTCCTACGCCGGCCAGAGCACGGCATTAGCTGGATTCGGCGGAACATGGTCAACCGATTTAGCATCCGCTGATCGCCCGAATTCCAATCTCGCCAATGACTGGCCGTTCGGCCAAGGCACTGCCAATTATGACGCCTTTAGCCCACTGCTACTGAACTGGTCGTCAACACGTTGGGGCTCAGGATCGACGCTATGGGTGGACAACTGCGAAGAAGTGCTTCGCGAGGGTTCCGCTATCATGCAGGCGAAGAATGGCTTCATTGATTCTACAGAAGTTCCGGTTGTATATTTGATGGCCCCAAACCTGTACGTTCAGGCCAAGACGTTCTATAGCACTCGATTCCGCATGGCCGCCCCGTATCGCGAAGGCGAAGTGGGGTTCCCGTCAAAAGGAACACTGTCACTTGACGGTGTTGTGTTGAAGTCTGACTACGCTTGCCCAGCCGGTATATTCTATGGTCTCTGCCCGCAGCACATCGAATTGTTTTGGATGATTTGCCGCAATGCAAGTGGCGAAAATCCTATGATCGACGTTGATGGCCCGTGGTGGGAGGGTTCTCTCGCAGCGTACTTGATGCGAGTTGCCGCAGGCGGGAATCTCCGTATGCAGCCGAAGTTCATGATGAAGGGCAAAGCCTACGCATGATGCGTTGCTAATTCTGCGTTCTTTCTGTTCACTGCTGACTTGATTTTGATTCACTGTTTTTCCCGATAAGGGGTTTCTTATGAGTTCACCTAACCAACTTCTTGATCAGTATCGCGGTCAGAAGAACGTCGTTCAGTCAGCAGCCTTCAAGTGGGGCGAAACAGGCTGGGTTCTTGATCGGACAAAAACTGGCAACAACGAGTACATCAACAGTGGACTGTTGATTGAAGTCATGATCGTAAAGTCTGATGCGGCTTTGACAGCCCCAGCAGGAAAGCAACTCAGCTTCACTGTTGCTTCGCTCGGAACGATCGTTCATGCGATCACAGGTTCCGGTGAAATTGGCGATGGTATCTGTGACCCAGATCTTACGGGCAACATCGCCATCGGTGACACGTTTCTGCTGTTCCGGAAGGGACCAATGAACATCGTCGCGTCAGGAGCAATCACCGCTGGCGACAGGCTTAAATCTGCTGCTGCAGGAAAGTTCCAGACCGCATCCGAAATGTCACCAACCTCACGAGGTCGCATTATGGTCGCTGCTTCCGCCGATCTTGATAGCCGCCGCGCGTTGATGGACTTCACGCTTCCGTAACCAGAGAGAATCGTCATTTATGGCGGTTCCAGAAAAAGGAACCTTTGCGATGGCTTCAGATAACGGACTCCCGAAAACCCCAGCAACGCCGATTCGAAGTGATGATCGATTGGCGCAGGCAACAAAGGGGAAATGAGTTTTTAAGATGGTGATGTATGAGCGACACAATCACTCAGGAAGATCTCCGCATTGGCACAGGTGATTTATTTGCTTGTACTAGTTGCGGAATCCCGAAACGAGAATCAGAGTTCGAAAGCGGCAGCATCCTGTGCCGTGTTTGTGCTCCTCGCGTGATGAACGCGAAGAATGCGGAAGTCACTGAAGAAGATGTCCGTAAAACAAAATACGACATCGCACTAGACAGGCTTCGTGATTCTCAAGAGCCTGCTGTTCCGGGTGGTGTCCAAAAGGCGCATACAATACTTGGCGGCAGTACATCGAGTGAGCTTCTAGCAGAAGTCATTCGGGATATGCGGAATGGCCAACAGCCAAACGGTGATGCGACATGGATTCCTCGCGATCCTAAGATGTACAATCGCTCGCTTGAACTTCTGCAGCGGGCAGAGTTCAAGCACGATGAAGCGTTAAAGAAAGCTGATCCTGCTTCAGTCCTGACGTATGATGAAATTCGTTCTCTTTCTGTCGATACCATTGTTCAGGAGATGATCCGGGATCGCGAACTTCGCATCAAGGTTCTCGGGGTTCTCTACGAGAGATGCTCAAACCTAATTGATGAATTGATGCAAGTCGCCAATGTCACTATAGTTCAGCAGCCCGAGCGGGAGTATGCTGACAAATCTCTGGATCTGGGAGCCGTCATCTGATGACAACCATACATTCCAGACAACAACTACAGATGCTCGTAAACCTGAAGGCCCAACGTGAAGACGGGCTCAGGATGCTTCGCGTGACACGCGATCAGGCACTGTTTCTTAAAGACCCAACCTCTGAGATCTTGCTTGCCGGTTCGAACCGCGGCGGCAAAACAATCCTCGCGGCCGCCAGATTCGCCTCAATCTTCCGTGATGTCCCAATCACGACAATGGATGGTGAAGAGATTCACTGCCGTCTTCCGCACCAGCAAGGCCGAGAATTGCTCATGTGGGTCATCGGAGACCATCTGAAGCATATCGGTCAGACAATCTATCGCGTGCTGTTTAAGCGTGGATTGTACAGGATCGTGCGTGATCCAAAGACCGGCTGGTGGAGATCATGGAATCCAGTTCAGTTTCCGTCCGATCGCGACATTCCGCGCAAGGATCAACACCCATCATTTCCGTTGATCCCCGGATTTGACCTGCAGAACAACATTGATCCAGCGTCCGAGATCCTCGACTGTGCTTGGTATCACAACAACCTGAACCAGTTTGAGCGCGTGGTTCACAAGAACGGCACGCAGATGTTTGCGTATGCTGGCTCTGCAGAAGTGAAGCAGGGTGATCCGGTTGATGAGATCTGGCTGGACGAGCACCTTGAGGACGATGCGTTCTATGACGAATACATCATGCGAGTGCTCGACAACGCCGGCCGGATCCTATGGTCAACGATCCCTCGCGACGAATCTGTAGCTTACGGGAAGATCGAGGAGCGAGCGAGTGAGCAGGAACAAGACGTCGCCAAGGGTGAACTGGAACCCGAGAATGTCACAACCAAACTTCATCACGTCACGCTCGCCAAGAATCCGTTCATCGACGAAAGCCAGAAATCACTGGCATCAGAACGATTATCAGGCGACCGTGCTCAACTCGTGCGTATTCAAGGACTTCGCTCTGACAGAATCATCGCGATCTACGGTGAGTTCTCGCCTGACTTCCACTGCGTAAAATACTCCAGCGACGTGATGAACGACAAGATCACGGCGGCGCTCGAAGCCAACAACTGGGCTCCTCCGGCCGACTGGACGAAAGAACTGATAATCGACCCAGGTACAGTAAAGCCGGGTGTTTTGTTTGGAACTATCCCGCCGCCGTCATTCTGGGATCACGCTGAACCATACTATGTGATCTACGCCGAAATCGCGATGAAGCGAGTGGATGCCTACCAGATTGCCGCTCGTATCGCTGAAATGGATCATGACCCCGTCTTCGAGCGAATGATCATTGACAATCAAATGGCTCGCCAAAAGCCAGCCGGCTTCTCAAAAACTGTTGGTCAACAGTATGCCGAGGCGTTCGAGTCCAAGGGAATTAAGTCGCGTCAGTCAGGATTCTCGTTCATTCCGGGAGATCCTGACTTCACGCAGCGATCAACGAAGGTTCGGACGGCATTGCGAATGCGATCGTGTGGACGACCGCAACTC